GCTACTGTTAAAGTTTGTCCTGAAGCAGTTGTTGTAATTCCACTTCCACCTGCAATATCAAAAGATTGTGAATCCAAATCTACATTAGATGATCCACTATCGCCTTCAAAATCTAAGTCCTGAGCAGTAATATTGGTATCAATATAAGTTTTTACTGATCCTTGACTTGGAGGAAGAATAGCACTTGTTCCTAAAGAGGTATCGTGAATAACTGGTATAGCAGGAGAAACATAAGTACTTCCTACATATACATCAACCGTACTATCACTAGCTGAAATTGACCCAGAGTCAAAAGTAAAAGATATTGTTGTATTAGGAGAAGAATATGAACTCGTTGCTATTTTTCCATAAATTCCAGTTGCAGATGTATTTGTACCTATAACTTTTACTCTTCTGCCAACATGATAAGTTGAAGAAATATCAGAGGCAACAGTTACAGAGGTTGAACTTGCATAATTAAATGTTGTTGTTTGATCTCCATCGCCTAATAAAAACCATTCTTTGTCGTTCCAAACTTCTCTAACATCTTTTAATTCATTTCTAATAGCGTTATTTACATTTGAGGGTGGCATTCCCTCAGCAATACTAATACTGTTAATAGTAGTATTGTTAGCTGAAGTTGTGCTATAATTTGATACTGTCATTTAAAAATTTCCTATGGTTGGGGCTGATTGATATTTTGGTTTTCCTTCTTGAATATTTTTTTCCATTAATGCTTTATAATCTTCTTCAGTTGATAAAAGAGGAGTAATTTTATTTGAAATATTTGCGGAAATAGGAACAGCCGAGTCTTGCATAATATTTCCTATTCCTAATAATGCGTTTCTTACTATTGGTTGTCCTACTTTATTATATGCGGCCGCTAATCCTCCAGCTGTTAAAAGAGCGCCTGTTGATATAGGGCTATCTACTGTTTGTCCGGCACCTATTCCAATAGCGGCTAAAACATCTTGTGTTCCAGTTCTAAAAGCAGTTCCAGAATCCGCTATGTTGGCTCCAACTACCTCATCTCCTGTTTCAGCTAACTTTTGCAATTTAGCATTTCCACTAGCAAAGATTGATTTATTTTTTGTATTATCAGCGGCTTTGGCGGCTGTTAATAAATGTGACGGAGTAAATGTTCCTGTTTTTGATTTTACAGAAGCATTTTGAATAACACCAAATAAAGAGTATGCTTTGTTTGTATTTAAAAATTTAGATACTAAGTCAGGAGCGTTATCTCTAATTATTAAATCATCAAGACCAGGAATTATTTTAACTCCTGCATCATCAACTTTTCCTGTTAATATAGTTGTTAATGCGTCTGCCATTTCTCTTTCAGAAGTTCCGCCATTTTTAATATATTGTGTTATTAAAGCTTTAATATCTGTTTGAACTTTTTGTAAAGCTGTTCCAGATAATTTTCCGTCTTTAACTCTACTAATAATTTTTTCAGATAGTTTATCGTTAAATATTTTGTATAATTTAGGGTCTAAACTTCCTTTTAAATTTGTTGATATAGTTGAAACAATATCTATTAATTCATCAGCGTTATTTAAAGACATTTTAGAAACAACATCATTATATGATTTGCTAATTTCGTTTTTTGCCCATTCAATAGCTTTTCGTCCAGTTAATTTTGGAGGTAGAACTTTATTAATAGATTTTAAAGCATCATTAATAGCGGCACGATTAAATGATTGCGTTGATCTATCTAAAGCTCCTTTAATAACTCCGCCAACTAAAGGTAAACTTGTAGCTCCTTCTTCCAATCTTTTAATTAATGCACCAAAATAACCGCCCATAGCGGCTTGACCAGGTGTTAAATTTACACCTTTTCTTAATAATTCTGCCGTTTTGGCAGTTAAACTAGGAGCAACTTTTTGAATTAAGGGACCTGCGGTGGCACCAATAGGAGCCGCAATTGCTCCTTTTAATAATCTATCTTTAACACTACTTTTAACATCTTTGCCTTCTCCAGTATTAAAACCATATACTCCACTTGCGATAGCAGATCGAATAGCCGTTGATCCTAATGTTTTTCCTACTCCCATAATTCCTGTTGGTATTGATCCTAAAATTTCTAAACCATAGGCTGCCCAAGGACTATTTTTTCTATAATCTTTTATATCTGTTCTAATTTCTTCAGCTAGTTCAGAATATGATTTGTCTTTATCAATGTATGATCTAATAAAAGCTTCTAATTCATCAGCACTACCAAAAGTAATACCTTGTGCCAATGCTCTACCACTATCTTTAAGTATATCAAGACCTGTTCTTTTTTCTGTATCTTCTTGCTCTGATTGTCCAGAGTTCATTAAATTACCCATTGTTACTCCGTCTTGTATTCTTTAAGTTCAGCAATCATATTATCATCAACAATTTTAAATGAACCTTTTTCCATGTCATAAAATAAATCATTCTTTTTAATTTTTTTATCTGACCATGCATTGTATAATTCATCATCAGTATTATATTTTTTAAATACTGGATTTTCTATAAGTTGATTGTTTATATGCTCATTAAATCCCATTAAGTTATATGAAGGAACTCCGTCATCATTAAGTCTATAATAATATTTTTCTTTTTCTGCGGCTACATATTTCATATGATCTTGAACAGCTTTCATAGATTTAACTAATACTCTGTTTGCAAAAGGACTTTTTCCTAATCCTGCAGTTGCAGTAGCAAATAATTCAGCTTCAAAGTTTGAAGTTGATCCTGATCCAGCAACACGCATACGAGGAACTAAATAATTTGCATACGCTTGGAATAATTCTTGTTTTGAAACATCTTTGGTCATATCATCAGATAATAAACCTTGCTCTGCTAAAAATCTTCTTAGTGGCAAAGTTGCTTCTGTAATAGGACCCGTTACAAAATCTTCATCATCAACTAAATTTTCCATTGTGTTTAATCTTGATGTTAATTCAAAGTTTTTTCTAACTTCTTTATTTGTATCAACAACTTCTTGAGCGTGTAATTTTGATATTTCCATAGCTCCGGCATTTTGGGCGTTAGCGTTCATGTTAATAATTTGTTGTGATTTATTTAACATTTCATTAAATTTCTTTTGATATTCTGGAGATCCTGGTACTAATAACGGATAATTCTCTTTCATCATTTTAGCAATATTGCTTTTTTGAACAACTGGGTTATAGTTTTTGTAAATTTGACTTTCCGTTAATAGTTTAGTTAAATCAAATTGATCTTGTTCTAATTTTGTTTTTCTGGCTTTTTCTGTTTCTGTATCAATACCTTCCATCATCATACTTAAAGCTTCTGCATTACTAATAGGTGTAGGAGAGTATGATCCAGCTTTTAATAATCCTTTAGCGGCACCTGATCCTGCGGGACTCATAATTACATTCATTAAATTGTTTTTAAAATTAGGTGGCTCTGTATTTGCGCCTGTTATATTTGTTGCACCTGTTATTGATCTATTGTTTGCAATATTAATTCCAGGCTGTCTATTTGACATTTGAGAAGTAGCAATAGTATTAGCTGTGTTATTAGGTAAAAAAGGTAATTTGCTTTTTCCTAAAGCACTAAATCTATTCATTTGATTTGTGTTAATAGCATTTGTAGATCCAGGATTGCTTGTTGCGTTATCTCTAAAACCGCCTTTAACCATTAAATTATAAATATCATAAGGATTTGTTGCCATTAAAATCCTCCTAACAATCCGCCACCAATAGCACCATACATTGGATTCATTCCTGGAATCATTCCACCTAATTTTGCTCCAGACAATGCGCCACCTAAAATTCCTGCGCCTGTATTTCTAAATATAGGTTGCGTTGAGGATGTTGTTGTTGGAACATTAGCACCAATAGATCCAAGATATTCTCTAAGTTTGTAATATGGTTTTTGTTGCTCAAAATCAAAACGAGCCATAGCATCTTGTATTTTAGCCATTTGCATATCTTCTCTAGTAGCACCAACACCCGCAAGGGCTTCAATATCTTGATAATCTGCTTGTGCTAATTGAGGAGCCATAGCTGTTGCGTTAACCATGTTTGCTCTTTCAGTATCGTATTGTCCTCCATATACTTCATTAGCAAGATTTCCTAATTCATCTGCTAAAACTCTTTGGTTAGCGGCACTACCTAATCTACCAGCTTTTGAGAATTGACTTTGAACTCCTGCTGTAACATCTCCAGCCATTTGATTATATAAAGCTTGAGAATAAGGATTAGTTGTAGGAGATAAATAATTACCTTGCAATATCTTGTTAATTTCATTTTGTGAGCTACTTAATAAAGGATTATTTAACGCCCTAACTTGTGCTAATTGTAAAGCCGCTTCTGTTT